ACGCGCTTTGCGACTTCTGTGTATTGTTTACCACCGCGCTGCATGACCCCATGTGACTTGTTGAGGTCTGCAACGAAATCCATTGCTGTTTGAAACTTATTGGTCATATCCCATAGCCTTTCTAAATTCGTCGTGGTTCTTGTTTGCTTCCGCGATACCTTCATCAATAGCCTGCAATGCTATCGTAACATCACTTGCAAGCAAGCTGTTCTTTGCAGCCGCCATACATAGCGATTTATATATCTCTGCTTTTATCTCCACTGGTGTAGGATGTTTATGCATTGTTTACCTCGTTTTACTGTTTGTCTCTTGCATATATATCAAGTGTAGCCTATATACAACCCCAAGAATGCAAAAAAGGAGAACGCATGAATAGCAAGATGATGTATAACTTGGAGCATATCCAGCGGCTGATGAAGGATCGTCAACCGTCTAAGGTATGTGAAGCAACAGGGTTATCGCGGCATACTTACTACCGTGTTCGGGATGGCGTAGGCAATGTCACCTACGATACGGTAAAAGTCTTGTCTGATTATTTTATGGATGTAGAATAGGAAAAGACCCGCGCCAGTGGAAGCAACGGGTCTTTAACATCTAACAGTGAAAGGAGTTCTTTCAATGAACCTCAAAAAGAAAGGCTCATACAATGAGTAACAAAATATCTAATTTAGTACAAACAAAAAAGATTGGTTCTCTGACAAAGAAAGCCATTTTGATGTATATGGCAGACAAAGCCAGTGACGATGGATCGGGTATCTGGGTCAGCAAGAAAAACATGGCTGCTGATTTAGAGATGACTGATCGTGCTGTTCGTATCCACATCAAAGACATGATTGCGATAGGTGTTTTAGTAGAGGCAGGCCAACGTCAATGCAAAACAGGCTACACGGTAGATTACACGATCAATGTAGACGTTGTGGGAAGCCTTGGGTCTACACGGGAAGCTACTGAACAACATGCACCCCTGAATGACGTTCACCCCTACCCCTGCATGAAATTCACCCCTACCCCTGAACCACGTTCACCCAAACCATCCATAGAACCATCCAAAGAACCATATACATCATCAAAGGATGATGAGGTGAATTATTACTTTGATCAATTATGGGAAATGTACCCTCGCAAGGTAGGAAAAGGGCAGGCTAGAAAAGCATATGTAACAGCTTCTAAGAAGATAGACTTCTTTGATCTATTGCCTAAACTGGAAGCATACGTTTCAACACTAGACGGTAAAGACAAACAATACATGCCTCACCTAGCTACTTGGCTAAACGGTGAGCGCTGGGCAGATGAGGTATAATGCTATGAACTATGATATGAGAATGCAGCTAATCCGTAATGAGCTAATGAACATCCTTGGCACTTACGCTATTCCAAAGCACCTAGAAGATGAAAAACGAGCGCAGACAGAGGTAGAGGGTATCTGTCGCTTGATTAACCAGAAGTTTCCTAACGACACAAATGAGGATCACATTCGCGGCACAATGGATCGCGCAATGCTGAAACTGAAAGAAGCGCACAAGTCTCGCTCTTGGCCTACATCCGCAGAAATCAGCGCAGCAGTTTCTAAGTCAATGACATCTGCATCCACACGCTCAGTCAGCAGCGGCCCGTGGAAGCCAGACACACTACAGCTAAACGCCAAGCGTATCATTGCAGGTGAACCAGTAGGTGAGATGTATATACGGGGTAAGCTGGCAGACAAGATGGTAGAGATGGGACTTATCTCAGACGCACATTTACAGCCGTACTTAGAATACTTGTCAGCAAACAATATCCCTGCTAGGGTTGACCCACCTATCTCATAGGTTTGCCTCACTTAAACTGCCCCCTCGCGTGATCGCTCCGCAGGGGGTATTTTTTTATTTACAATACCAACAGTTATTATTACAGTTGTTGCATTAGTTAATTATGGAGCAACAGCAATGACTAAAATTAGAGGTATCATCGTTTATGATGTAGAGGCAGAAGGATACAAAGAGGCTTATGAGTTTCAGCAAGCCTTAGAAAATCACGCCCAAGCACTTGTATCGGTGTTTGAGTTAAATGATGGCGTGAAGATTGAGCAAGTGCAGAGCGATGTAATGGATCGTCGTGGATATACTGGCAACGTAAAAAATATTGTTTTTAGAAATCAAGCAAGTTTACCAGAAGATGGTAAGCCACGGATTTATTATGGGAGGGACGGCAGAATGACAAAAGAACAAGCACTCGCAGCAGCGAATAAAAGAATAGACAATAGTAGTTAAACTACATATGTTAAAAACAGCTACCGTGGGATTGGTCTCTTACGGTTCGTTGGATCGGAAAAGCCCTTGCAGTTGAGATAACTCCTGTAAGGGTTTTTTTGTGCGTAAAATTGTGTTACCTTCTCAGCAAGAGCCAACCTCTCTCCCTCCCTGTTGGTTTTGTGTAGCTCCATACACTGGCTCTCCTTACTGGCCCTCTGAGCGCGGTCACGTTCAGGGGGTCTTTTATTCTACACACAAATGCACTAATATACACAACATATAGACGCACCCACTATGGACGGTACTATGAGTACGAAACAAGAACATTCAAGCAGAGTGCTGACGGGCGGTTCTCGTAAGGGGAAACCAAACAAAGTAAACAGATTGCTTAAAGATGCCATACTTGATGCGGCCCACCGTGCAGGTCAGCATATCGTTGATGAAAGATACGCAGGTAGAAAAGACGTAGACCCTCGCTTTATAGAAGCAGCAAAGAAAGAGGGCATGACCGAATACCTACAGTTCCAAGCAGAACAAAATCCAACAGCCTTTATGTCTCTCATGGGCAAGGTGCTACCGATGCAGGTCAAAGCAGAGATAGAGGGTGAAGTGCAGCATGTGGTAGAGCTTGTATGGAAAACCTAGTTAAGGTGAAGCTAGAGATAGATTACAAGCCACGGGATCAGATCAGAGCATTTCACGACAGGACAGAACGCTTTGCAATTATCGTAGCTCACAGACGTTTTGGCAAAACCGTAGCAGCCATCAACGATCTAATACGTTCTTGCTTTGTGATAGACCGTCCCAATGTAAGGGTGGCATACATTGCTCCATACCTTTCCCAAGCTAAAGCAGTCGCATGGGATTATGCATTGGAGTTCACCAGGGATATTCCAGAGATAAAAGTAAACCACAGTGAATTACGCATAGACTTTATGAATGGTGCGCGATTTAGATTGTTTGGTGCAGACAACTACAACGCAATGCGTGGTCTGTACTTTGATGCAGTGGTACTTGATGAGATGGCAGATTTCCCTGCGTCAGCGTGGTCAAATGTTATCCGTCCCGCATTGGCAGACAGACGCGGCTCTGCTACCTTCATCTCAACGCCTAAAGGAAAGAACGAGTTTTGGGAACTGTGGCATGAAGCGCAAGACGATCCTAACTGGTTCACCGCAATGCTCAAAGCATCAGAAACGTCAATCTTGGATCAAGACGAACTTGATGAGGCAAGACGTACAATGGGCGATGACCGCTACGAGCAAGAATTTGAGTGCAGCTTTGAAGCGGCAATCCAAGGGGCTTTTTATGCAAAAGAAATGAAAGAGGCCACAGAGGATGGTCGCATTACCCGTGTGCCATATGATCGTGCCGCATCTGTTATCACTGCATGGGACTTGGGTATAGGTGACAGTACAGCGATATGGTTTGCTCAGTTCGTAGGCCAAGAAATCAGGATTATAGACTATTACGAAAACAGCGGAGTAGGATTAGATCACTATGCAAAAGTTCTCTTGGACAAAGAATATCAATACGAGCAACACATTCTGCCGCATGATGTCCAAGTCAAGGAACTGGGAACAGGGAAAAGCAGGCTTGAAACGCTTGACGCGCTGGGCATACGGAACATTGAGATTGCGCCGAAACTAGCGGTAGAGGATGGCATACAGGCTGCGCGTACTATGATCCCCAAGTGCTGGTTTGATGCTGATAACTGCACCAGAGGCATAGAGGCGTTGCGACAGTATCGCAGAGACTTTGACGAAAAGCTAAAGACTTGGCGGGGTAGACCGCTACACGATTGGACATCACACGGCGCGGATGCGTTCAGGTATCTTGCGGTAGGTTATCGCAGGGAAAGCGATTGGGGTGAGCCAATTAGAAGGAATTTGCGCGGCATAGCCTAGTGTGGTAAGGTGCAGCTAACGTAGGAGTTGCCCATGCCCAAAAAAGGTTTGTATTCCAACATTCACGCTAAACGTAAGCGGATCAAAGCTGGCTCTGGTGAAAAGATGCGCAAGGCTGGGTCAAAAGGTGCGCCAACAGCAGCGGCATTCAAAGCAGCAGCAAAAACAGCAAAACCACCTAAGAAAAAGAAAGCGAAAAAGTAATGCAATGTCCAAACACTGGTAATTCGTGTCCTAATCCAGCTATGTGCAAGAACGGCTGCATTTATGATAAGTTGAAAGGCAAGAAGTAATGGGTATTCTTGACGATCTATCAATGGGTCTTGGCCTAAAAGACCGCGACGATGATTACTATGAGCGCACAGCACAAACTCTAGGGCGCACACAAGGCTCAGGGCGTGAAGCGTCTTACCGTCAATCAAGAGCATTTAAGGGCAAGCCAAAACGCGCTGGGCTTTTATCTGGCTTTGGTGGTGGCTCGGACAGCAGCCCATCTGACCGCGAGCAATCACGCGGTTTGCTTCCTACGCTTTTAGGTTATCGTGATATGCAAGACATGTTTGACCGTGGTGGACGTTATGCATCTGGGGGGATGTATCAAGGTGCTGGTGGTTATAGTATGATGGCTAACTTGGCGCACGCACTGAGCGGTCAAGAGTTTGGTGAGCGAAAGCCTTACGAGGTAGACATCAAGAACCCTACAGGTACAAGCGCGGGTAGAGGGTCAAGCCCGCGTCCTCAATTGCGTCCAGAAACAAACCCTTATGCTGTTGGCGGTGGTTTTGACGTAACTGCGCCACCTGCAATGACGAACCCATATGCGGTTGGGGGTGGCTTAGATGTAACAGCAGCTCCGCAACCTGCACCAATGGCACAAGCTGCAACGGGTCTAACTATGACTTCCGCAGCCCCTGCGCTGGGCGTACCTGAAATGGGTGGCGTTGGTGGATCAGAGGAAGCAATGCGTCAAAGAATGCGTAATGCGGGATACGATCCAACAGGTCTTGGCCCATTTGAGTTGCAGACATTTATTGAGGCGATGGGACTGTAATGCCGAAAGACCCTAGATTAGCCAGAGCAGGCGTTAGCGGCTACAACAAGCCCAAGCGTACACCTAGTCACAAAACCAAGTCACACGTTGTTGTGGCAAAGGACGGTGACAAGGTTAAGACGATCCGCTTTGGTCAGCAGGGTAAGACAGGCGACAAGACGATGACTAAACGCGCCAAGTCATTCAAAGCAAGACATGCCAAGAATATCGCCAAGGGCAAGATGAGCGCGGCATACTGGGCAAACAAGGTTAAGTGGTAATGAACCCGCTAGATTTATCACCAGCAGAATTTCAAGACTTTCTGACAGAGGAGCGTCAGTATCGTTCTCCTGAGCAAATAGATGATCTTATTCGTCGCTACAATGCAGCAAACAGCTTGTCAGGTAGGTTGGCTGGATTGCTTGAACCACAGGAAGGTCGTCGCCGTACAAGTATTTTGCCTGCAAGTGTCCCAGAGGGCATGAGCCTGATGGAAGCACTGCAATCTGGTGAAGCAGAGTTTGCCATACCGCAAGGTGTCGTAGATATGGTGACAGGCACTGTGCGTGGGGTTGAGAACCCTGCGTTAGCTGCGCAAGGTCGTATTCCAGCAAGTGATATGAATGCAGCAGGCTTTGAGACAGCAGCGTCTGCAATGGGTTTGGGTGGATTGTTGGCGACTAAACCTGCGGGATCGTTGGGTATGAGTGTGCTGCGAGATGCGCCTGATGAGGGGTTTGACGGATATCTCTCGCGTGTAAATCCAAGCGGGACACGCATTGCCGCAGAAGATCGGCCTAATCTTATGATGGGTGATATGTATGGAATGCTTCCGCGCGGTTCTGACATTATTGGTGAAAAGGGTGATGTAACTTTTCATCGCAGCCCTGACGGTGATTACTACGCTACTGCTTACAATCCTGATGTTGGAGAGCAAGATGTCATTGGTTATATTATGGGGCGTGGTGATAGCACAGAGTTGCAAGTAGTTTCTGAAATGCAGGGGCAAGGCATCGGCGGTGAACTACAATACTTGTTCCGTAGTGAAAATCCTGATGCGCCAACTGGTGGTTTGACAGAAGCGGGCGAAAGAGCGTTAGAGCGCACTTATGATCGCTTGTTTGATGAAGGGTTAGTTTCTGCGAATGCGTCAAAGACATCAGGTTTTATGGGCCAGCTTCTAAACGCAGATGACATTCCAGCAAAGACAGAAAGCCAAAAGGTAGCGAAACGCATACTTCAATTACGTTCTAAAGGCAGAGCAAATGAAGTGACTGAAGAAATGATGGAAGATGCAGACCCTCTTACAATGGCTGCATATACGCCTTTGGATATGTCAACGAAAGCACGAATGGAACGTGCTGGCCTGTTGGGATTTAACCCAGAGGAAGTATCTATTCATGGTGCAATGGACAATCCAGAGCGTTTCACTTTTGATAGCGACATCACGCCTGTATATACGTCAGACAACCCAGCGATAGCGAACACCTACACAGCAGGCGAAGATAGCGCGATGTTTGATTTGTTGGTTAAGCAAGGCCCAAGCAATGATATTTCAGATCAAATCAATAATCTGCGCCAGAAAGCGTTGGATGTAGACGTACAAGGTGCGTCATATGCTGCGATTAGTCCTGATTTCAAAGACAAAGCATCAGGCAACACATTGCAAGATTTCTTTGATGTATACTTGTACCCAGAAAATCGTGGTGAGAGTGTACAGCACTTAGTTGATGGTGAAACTGTGGTTGGGCCAGTAACTTCAACAGACCAAATAGCATACGCCATGCGAGATGAGGGTGTGCCACATGCACGAATAGAGAACGTGTTAGATCGCGGCCCATATAGCCCTAGAGCGCACCCAATTGGGGGCTTTGGTAGAAGCAGAAGTTTTGAGGAATACAAAGAAACAGATGCAGCTAACAGGGCGTGGGAGCGCACGATGCAAGATGCATCCCGAAAGCCTTCTACAGATCAGATCACTTTTGACGAAGGTGGTAGGCTTAGATCACGCTTTGCGCGGTTTGACCCAGAGTTTTCACACTTGAAGAACCTCACAGCAGCAAATGCATCACCGCTTGTTGGACTTCTAACGCAAGGTCTGTCAGAAAAGCAGGCAAACAAGATAGAGGATTATCTCTATAGAACAGGATTGTTACAGTAATGGCTATAACAACATACTCAGAGCTAAAAACAGCGGTAGCGAACTGGCTAGATCGGGATGATCTAACGTCAGTTATACCTGATTTCATCACCATTGCGGAAAAGCAGATGGAGCGCGAGATACGTCACTACAAGATGATTGAGCGTTCATCAGGTGCATTGGATAGCCAGTACAGCGCAGTCCCTGCTGATTGGTTGGAGACAGTACGGTTCAGCATCACAACGGGTGACACGTTCAAGCTGGAAATGACAACGCTCAACGACATGATGACGCGGCGCGAAAGCAACCAGAACACGCAAGGTCGCCCACAGTTCTATGCACACATTGGCGAGACATTTGAGCTATTCCCAACGCCAGATCAGACATACACAATGGAACTGATCTACTACCAAGACATTCCCAAGCTATCAGCAAGTCAAACAACCAACTGGTTACTGGGGGATGCGCCAGACGCATACTTGTACGGATCACTGATGCAAGCTGCGCCATATCTGGGTGAGGATGAGCGCGTTGCCATTTGGTCAAGCCTCTATGCAAAAGCAGTTGCAGACATCAATCGTGTAAGCCTGAAAACAAGCCAATCAAGTAGCGGCATGAGAATACAGGTCAACACTTACTAAACGCTTTAAAATAGTGTATAACGAGATCAGATATATCTAGGAGATCAACATGAGTTTCTCAGACTACTTGGAAACAAAGGTGCTAGACCACGTTTTTGCTGGCACTGCATACACGGCACCATCAACACTGTATGTTGCGCTGTTCACGGCTGCACCATCAGACAGCGGCGGCGGCACTGAAGTATCAGGCGGTGCATACGCGCGTCAGACAATCGCGTTCACAACGTCAGGCGATACAACGTCTAACAATGCTGCGATTGAGTTCCCGACAGCTACGGCGAACTACGGAAGCGTCACGCATGTGGGTATCTTTGATGCATCATCTGCTGGCAACTTGATGGCCCACGCGGCACTGACATCTGCAAAAAACATTGAAACGGGTGACGTATTCCGCATACCAAGCGGTGACTTAGACATCACGCTCAACTAGGGGCTAACGCATGGCCTACGGTCAGGGTTTATACAGTACATGGTTTTACGGGGTAGATGGCAACTACATTGATGCGTCTGCCTCTATTTCTGCGTCAAGTAACATCCCTGATGTAGCAGCTAATGTTACCCTTGTAGGCGATGCTTCCACTACAGTCGCAAGCACAACCACAGTAGCGTTTGAGCGTGTAGCAGAGCGAAGCGTACCTATTAACGTACTGGCAGAGATGGTGCCAATTGGTGCTATCAATGCGGCGGGTGCGGCGGTAGTCACTCCATCGCTTACGGTTACAGGTGGCGCGATCCGCGTTGCACAATCTAGCGCACAGGTCAGCCCAGCACTTACTGTAGCCGATATTACAGAGCGTGTTCGTGAGGCTTCTTCAGCGGTATCTGCGGCAGCGTCTATTAGCGCATCTGCGAACTTTACGGCAGCGGGTGCGAGCGCGATTGATGCTGTTGTAACAATTGTTGCAACGTGCAATCGGGTTCAAAGCACTGGTTCTAACGTGTCTGTGTCTGCACTGTTTGCAGCATCTGCGCGTGAGAAGTGGGAGCTAATAGTTGATCCGACAGATACTTGGACACCACTAGCTGATGACAGCGTAACTTGGACAGAGTTGCCAACGAGAGCGGCATAAGGATTTAGAAATGGTTGCTTATACAACGACATATAACCTGAAAAAACCTACAGTTGCTGATGATGAAGATGTCTGGGGCGGCTACCTGAATGACAGCATGGACATCATTGACGATGTTCTGGATGGCACGGTTCCTGTCACTGGCATAGATATTAACTCTGGTACGCTGGACAATGTTGTAATCGGTGGGGCTACGGCGAATGAGGGTACTTTCACTGTACTGACTGCAAATACATCTCTTGGCGTTACTGGCAACATCACTGTGTCTGGCACTGTTGATGGTCGTGACGTTGCTGCGGATGGCACAAAGCTGGATGGCATTGAAAGCGGTGCGACAGCAGATCAGACAAAAGCAGACATTGATGCGCTGGGTATTGCAGCAAGCACTGCAAGCACTTTGGCGACTGCGCGTAATATTGCGTT